TCCATTCATGTCAAAAACGTATTGTTGTTGCTTATCACCATAAACATTACCTGATATATAACCAGTAGACGTTGTACGATACATCTCAATATAAAAACCAATATCTTGTCCTGCAAGAACACTTTGATTATACATCTGACATTTCCATTCAATGCCACCACCGTAAAATTGAATAGTTCTTGTTTGTGCGACATATTTAGGATTTTGTTTAATTGTTACTGTTTCAAGCACAGTGCTTCCTGAATATACCCTAACAGTATATGTCACAGCTGTTGTTGCTGTATTTTCACCACATGTGTAATTTGTTGCAGGATAACTACCTGTTGTTGCTGTAACTTGTGTATTATCCACTTTAATAGTATAACTTAAACTGTCACTATTTGGTGTTGTACTAATACTAAATGAAGTCACTGCACTGCCAATATTACTTGGACTTGTACTATTATTAACTTTAAGATTTACTTTAAACGCTTCACCTGCAACCTGAGAAACATCAATTGTCAATCCACCAACAGTAATAGAGCCACTTCTTGAATTTCCACCAACAGGATTTGATGAAACATTAAATGTTAATTTATTTGTTGATTTTGTTAACTTAACATTAGTTATCCAATCAGGTTTATTAACACTAAACCCATCAAGTTCACTTTGTGAATAATTAGTCAAAATAACCAATTCTTGTGAACCACCAGCATTAGATACGTTACTAACCGTTGCTGTTGTTTGTCCTTGTGAAACAACCCACAAATATTTATCTTCTGGTTTCTTTTGTTGTGTAATACTCCATGTACCAACCGTTGTTGAACCATTCTTAACAGTTACAACTGCTGTTCTTGTACTTGCGGTATTGGTACTTGCTTGTATCGTTGCAGTAGCATTCGTTGAAGCGGTTGTTACTGTACACCAACTTTGGTTACTTGTAAATGAAAGACTTTCATAATTTGATGAATAACCACTTATCAATGTAGCACCATTGTAAGACACATCTGTTGTTGTAATTGCAGTTGAGCCATTACTCCAATTAAAATATTTTGCTTCTGGTTTCTTTTGTTGTACAATTGTCCATTTACCAACCACAGTTGAACCATTCGTAACTGTTATGATTGCTGTTCTTGTATTTGCTGTATCACTATTTGCCGTTATCGTTGCAGTAACACCCGTTAAAGTATGTGAAACTGTACACCAACTTTGATTACTTGTAAAGGAAAGACTTTCATAATTTGAAGTATATCCCGTTGTTTTTGTTTCACCATTATAAGAAACATTATCAGTTGTAATTGCAGTTGAACCATTACTCCAATTAAAATATTTTGCTTCTGACTTCTTTTGTTGTGTGATTGTCCACTTACCAACAGTTGTTGAACCATTCTTAACCGTTATGGTTGCAGTTCTTGTATTAGCAGTATCACTATTTGCGGTTATTGTTGCGGTAACATTATTAGAAGTATTTGTTACTCTACACCAACTTTGGTTGCTTGTAAATGAAAGATTATCATAATTTGAATCATAACCACTTCCTAATGTGTCACCATTATAAGAAACATCATTACTTGTTTTAGCGGTTGAACCATCCGTCCAATTAAAATATGGTTCTTCTGTTCCTCCTGTAAATTCCCATGAGAAAATAGCGGTAGAAGGCAACATTTGTTTGACATAATTTATTACAACATTTGTTATGTAATCCTGCCATTTTTGATTTGCTTCTGGCACAGTTGTACTTATTTCTTTTTTAATTTCAAGATGAAAATTTTTAACATTAATAACTGAATTTGCTGCTGGTTCTTCATTTCTTGCGCCACCTTCAGGGTTTACATATTTTTCATTAACAGAAATTTTTTCCATTTCTGATTCAGTAACAGTTTCAATACCGTCACCATTAATTGATATTTTTTGTTCTTTCAAACAACCTGAACAACTTTCTATTTGTGGATTATAAAAATAATCACATTTAATATCATTTTCCGTTAAGTCCGATAATTCTGAACTAATTCCAAATGTATATGCACTATCAATCTTATCTATATCGTTTTTTGAAAATCTTGTAAATCCACTTGTATCAAGAGTATACTTGAATATTTTATTCATATATTCAAGATATTCTTGACCGTCATCATATTCATCATTACTAATATGTGGGTTATTACCTTCTGTGGATTCTTTTATGTTTTCAAGATAAACAACTTTTGCGCCATTAGGTATTTCAGCATTTCTTATTTCTTCTACTGAAATATTATTCCAAGTATCACCACTTTCCTCATTTTCATTATAAATAAAATAATGTGAAGTAACATCAGCACTATATTCATCCCAACTTTCCAAATCTGTTACATAACAAACAGTTCCGTCTTTAATTTCTGATTTAAAGAAACCTTTCATTTCTTTAACATTATCAGCGTATTTTAAAGAAGTTTCTGATTCATCATAAATTCTATTATATCTAAGTTCAGTTACACCACTTGGAACTACAGGATTATCTATTTTTTCTTTTGGCGTTTTTCCCCATCCACCTTTTGATTGGAAATACCAACCACCGTCATAGTGTTTTCCATTTTCATACCAAGGAATTGCATAAAACGTAGGTGTATCTCCACACCATAAATCTTTGTTTACGCATCTAAAAGGTTTAACAGGAATACCGTCAAAATATGTTTCCATATCATCAACCGTTCCGTCACCTTTATTAATGTTAATAGAAATAACATCTTTTACTGAAGGATATTTAACACATGTATCTCCATTAGTTTCACCGCTACATACAGGTCTTGGATAAAAATTATCACCATAAGACAAATCATCACTAAACGGACATTGTTCTGAACTACCGCTTGCAACAGTTACATATTCTGTTATCTTAAATTCAGATTTTTCAAGATTTTCATCGTATTTTAATCCTAAAAGTTTTAACATAGTTTCTACACCATATCTTGTACCTTTTAATGAATTAATATATGGAGCATTAATCTTAAGATTTCTCATAAATTGAGTATTAGCATCAACTTCTGAATAACCAATTGTTCTTGCACTATATAACGGGTCAGATACCACATCTGTTTTTGCCGTTGCATTTGGTAAAATTGCTTCAAAACCACTATTTTCTACAACATCAGTTAACATATAATCAGGAAGATTATTCTTCTGGTTATATGTCACATTATTTGTATATTTAATAGAATCAATATAACGTTTTAAACCGTCAAATTGTCTACCATATAATTGTAAAAATGCTTCAATTTTTGAAGAATCTATTTTTGATAAATCTTCAGCATCACTTCCATTTTCTCTAAAGAAAGTCCAGTCAAGGTTTTTAATTGCTTCGTGGGTTAACATTCTCCATATAATATTAGAATCATATTCATCATGGAAAGTTGCTAACTTAATCAATGAACCAATATACATTTCATAACCACCACCGTCAATAATAGGATTCCAATCATTACGTGATGGCCATATATATGATTCCATTACATATTTATTACCTTCATCAGTTTCATATGGCGTTTCAAAGACTGCTTTATATAATGGTTTTGTTTCTTTATTTAAAAGAATTTTTTCAAATTCATCAATTGTAGCGAAATATTCATTTACAATAACACTATTTGGTCTAACACTATATCCTGTATAATTACTATTATCATATATTAAATAATTTTTACCGTCATAAACATAAACAGTAATTGTAAATGAACTAGTATTTGTTAATGTAACTGTGCCTAAAACACCATCACCACAAGAATAGTCAGGGTCTTTTTGAAAATCATTTCTTGTTATACCACTTGATTGAAACACTCCATTTTTATATACATCGTAATTTATTGCGTGTAAACACAAATATCTATATGGATTATCTAAGTCACTTTCTTCAATGGTATCAATTTCAACATTAATGTTAAAATCATTTGGTATTACTTTATATGTACCATATGTCGGTATTTTATCACTACCAACTAACCCAAGATAATCGTTTAATGTTTGTTCACTAAAGTATAATTCAGCAGGAAAGTACATGATAACATGGTTAACTGCCGCTCTTAACATTTCAACAGCAGAACCATAATAAGCAAAATCTTTCATTGAAGAATAGTCAGGTTTAATAACAACCTCAGATTCTTCTGAAATCGGTGAAGAATCTACGTCACTTAAATGCCATACTTCTTTACCTTCAGATGTTTTAAGCCAACCATCTTTTGTGTGCTTTTTTGTTCTATCTTGGTCAGTTCTAACACTAAATTTAAAGTTTGAATCAGAATATATAACATCCTGACCAGGTGTAAACAAATCCTCTAAGGGATTTATTGTCATAATATCCCTTTCAAAAATGTCACCCTTTTCAGTTTTTTGATTAAACTTTTTAAGTGCTAAATAATCAGATTTTACTTTTTTATTTGCCATAATTAAACATTATCTATTGTATTATCATAACTTTGGTCTGGGTCAATATATTCCCTATTACGTTTAACATCACGAAGAGGATTACCAAGTTCATCCTTAACAGTATAGTAATCTTGTTGTTTATAAATTTCGTGGTCATCATTGTATGTTGTGATAATTGCGTTATCACGGTCTCTAACTTGGTCACCTTCAATCATATAAGTAAGAGTATCTGCATCGTGTTCAACCATTTCAATTTCAATTAATTTTGGGTCAAATTTTGTGTTGGAAACAACAACTCTACCACCAGGAACACCGATAAATGGTGCAACATCTGGTTTAAAACTACTTGCAGTAGAAGGTGTTACTGTGCAAAATACCAAGTTAGAAGAACTATCAGTTAATCTATATCTTGTTGCTTTAGGATATGAATCAGAAATAGTAACCAATACAGGTTCACACCTATTACACGAAGTAATAAGTCTTGAAACTTCAGTTCTCTCTCCATTATCATCAAAATAATCAATTCTATATCCTGTTAAATCAGTAATTCCATCAAAATCACTTAAATTAAAAACAACACCTTTAACATCAGGATATGCCGCTAACACACTAACATCAGTAATATTAACAAAATTTTCTTTTGGTCTTAAATAAACTGTATAAAAACCTTTTTTATTAAATATATCCAAAGGTAATCTAAGTTCAAACAAACCAATAAGTATATCATCTTCACTTTTTGATTGAACTAAATTAATATTATCTAACTTTTTAAAGCCGTTGCTAAAATTTTCATCATCACTACCTCTTGTTGGTCTGTAATAATAAAACATTTCAACGTCATTATTTATGTTAATATTTGATGGTCTTACTGTTCCATAT